TTGTGGAAATGAGTTAAACTCATTAGAAATAGCAGATAAGTCTGATTGTTGTGATAGGTGTTGGTTAGATAGTAATTAACATTTCGTCTTCGACTGTTCGCTTGCGACATTGTCGATAACGATCTTCATGTATGAATCGGTGAAAACGAAAGGATTTGAACTGGTCGGTTTTTCCGACAAGTTAATAATACTGAGAGTTTGAAGCGTTCATTGGATTTGCGTTCTTTAAAATATAGTACAAAATTATTGAGGTTTAACTGATTTATTACATGATGTTATGCTTTGTTCGCACGAATAAGCAAAGACAAATGAAGATCGTTATATCTTCATGTTTTTAATCGAGATTTAATTTTTAAAATACAATATTATGAGACAAATTAGAATTGAAATAACAGAACAAGAAATTAAAGATTTAAAGTTAGTTAGAAATTCTCGGGCATTCGAGTATAAAAACCACTGAAAAATATTTACATGTATCGACCATCAATCTTTCAAATGTTAAATTAAAAGTCGCTTAAGTAATGATCAAGTACTTTATTATCGAGCATATAAAAATGTACTATAAGCTAAAAGGGCGAATAAAAAAGCTCCCGGAGTTTTATAAAATGTATGTAAAATTTTGTAAGGTGCTGGACGAAATTATAGATAAAAATTTTGAATAAAATGAATCCTGAAATTAAAAAACTAAGATCTCGCGAAAGCGAATTAAGCGAAAAGCTTGAATTAATCCGCAAAGCCATTAAATCCCTGCAGAATGTTTGCGAGCATAAATTCGAGGAAGTGGGCCAGGATAGCCACCACACCCTCGAGCAATGCGTACACTGTGAAACTCAAAGAGAAATTTAAACAACTACGAATTATGAGCCAAAAATTATCTTCATACCAAAAACTTAAAGCTGAAAACGAAAAATTAAAACAGGATGTTTATTACCTGGTAAAAGAGCATGATACTGAAAATGGGATTAAAGTTCGTATTAAATGGGATCTTAATTTTAAAATTATTGATGCTGTTTATGCGGGTGTTGGTCATGTAATAAATCAAGCAACTGGTATAATTCCTAATTACTAATTCATAATCATGACTAAAAAACCCCTCATTCAAACCGACGGATTTATCGCTGAGTACGAAGAAAAAATCAGCTCCGGTAAATACCCTACCAAGCAATCGGCTTTCGAAGCTGTGAATACTGAGCACGAAAAAAAATACGGATGCGTAAAATATTCCAATTATAATTCCTTCCGGAATGTGAGAAATCGTAAATTAGTGAATTAATTAGTCAATTTGCTAATGTGCTAATGTGCTAATTAAAAAAAAAATCCAATGAATAAAACCTAAAAAACCCGCTCTCACTTCGATCAGTGATCACGGGTTTTTTAACTTACTCTATTTTATTAAGTTTCGAGCGGAGTAGTCGCAAATTATAAACAGCATCGGCTATTTCGATAGGTGGCGACTCTTTGTTTTCGGCATAAAGCCGAATTAATTCACAATTAATAATCGAAATTGAATCTTTAAACTCAGGCAATAAACGGATTAGATCTGTCATTTATCACCTCCTTTTTTTAAAAAAATACTAAATCTAGGCATATTATAAAATTTGGTTAATGTTTTATTATATACCCAAATATGAAAAATGTCTCGATATTAAATAAAAAAAACCTCAAAACATTCGATTACATTAACCAATGCCTATTTTTAAAAACAAACACACCGAATATTAATTGAGGGTTCAATCATTAATACCATTTTTTAAAAAAAGTACCCCTTTATTTAAAAATAATTAGTCGTTTAATACTGAATAAAATAAATCTGTTAAAAGAAATGCAACAATGTTGCATAAATATTAACAGATTTCGACCCTAGTTTTACAGCATACATTTTAGCTAAAGGTATGAGTAAAATTAAAATCCCTGGTATTCGTTCGGCAATTGCCGATGCTATTAAAGTTCGAACTCTCGACTTTATCGAAAAACGCTCATCCCTAAAAAATCCCCCTTATTGGTTATTAAAAATGATGGGAAATCAAAGTCATTCAGGCGTTTCGGTTAGCGAAAGCAATGCCGAAAATGTCCCGTCTTACTATGCCTGCCGACTATTAATTTCCAATACCGTTTCGATGATTCCTTTAGGCGTTCGCCAAAAAGATAAGACTGGAAATAAGATCATCGACACCGATCATCCTATACATTATCTGATTTCTAAAAAGCCAAATCCTTTTCAAACCTCTTTAATGTGGCTATCGGCTATCGTTCAAAATGTAATTGATACCGGTAATTCCGTATCTGTAATTACTCGCAACGCGATGGGTATGGCTATTGAATTAGGTAGACCATTACCGTCGAACGATGCCAAAGCCTTTTTATTTAAAGATCCTGAAAGTGGTCGCGAAAGTTTATGGTATCGCATAACAGGTTATAAACTCCCCATCCCTGCTGGGGATGTATTACACTTCCGCAATCCGATTATAAGCGGTAAATCGGGCGACGATCAATTAAACGGTAAATCAATACTTACGGCCGCCAAAGAGTCATTAGGCTTTGCCATTGTCGAACAGGAGTATGGCAGTAAAACCTATAAAAATGGTGGTGGCGAACGTCCGGTAATAATGTCGAATAATAAACTGGAAGAGAATACCAAAAGAAATATCCGAAACAATGTTCATAAACAGCTTAATGGCGAAGATGGAACATTTGGCGATTCATTGGTTTTAGAAGCTGGTTTAACATTAGGTAAGTTTGGAATGAATCCAAGCGATGCCGATTTTATTAATTCTAAAGAATTTTCGCAGCGCGAGATCTGTCAATTCTTTGGCATGTTTCAACCTACTAAAATAGGGATAAATACAAATTCCTCATACAATAGTTTGGAGCAACAAAGTATTGCTTTTGTAACCGATACTATGATGCCCTGGTTTGTTCAGTTCGAACAGGAACTGAACGACAAATTGTTTAGTACCCGATTTGATGCTGGCCGCTTTACAAAATTTAATGTCAACGGATTATTACGTGGCGATTCTGCCGCTCGCACATCATTATACAAAGGTTTATATAATTTAAGTGCAATTACTCCAAACGAGATCCGTGCCCTCGAAGATATGAATCCTATGCCTAAAGATGAAGGCGGCGATACGTTCTACATCATGCAAAATATGATCCCTATAAAAGATTTAGGCGAAGTTATGAAAATAAAATACGCCCCTAAAAATACAAATACCGAACCCAAAAATCCCAAGGAATAATGGCTAAAGAACATAAACTACCCAATAAAGTAGAACGTCGATATATTAACCTTCCGGTAAGTATCGAGCAAAGGGATGGCGACAACGAAAGCCGAACCATTTCAGGATATGCCGCTGTATTTAATACGTGGAGCGATCCAATTATGTGGTTCCGCGAAAAAATAGATCCTGCAGCATTTAACGATGTCTTAAGCCAGGACACGGTCGCCCTTTTTAATCACGATCGTAATGTAGTGCTAGCACGTAATAACGCCACTTTAAAGCTTTCGATTGATGATAAAGGATTGCGTTACGAATTTGAAGCACCCAATACAACCGCCGGTAACGATTTGCTCGAAAATGTGAGATTAAAAAACATTACAAGCTCATCTTTTCAATTTTCGGTAAAGCGTGCCGAATGGGCTAAAAATACCGAAGATAACGACATCGAAGAAGATCGCACCATTTTAGAAGTAGAGCGATTAATCGATGTATCGCCCGTAACCTTCCCCGCTTATCCCGATGCCACGGTTGACGTGGCCAAACGCGAGCACGAAGCTTATTGTACTGAGCATCGTAAGGGTGAAGATAAACCCGGCGAAGAAAAGCGAGCCATCCCTCTCGAAATTTTCGAGGCTGAGCTCGAATTATACAAACCCTAAAATCCAATATATACCAGGAGGGGGCACAAAATTGAAATCTAAAATTTAATCAAAAACTAAAAATCACAACAAAATGAAAAACTCTTTTAAAATTATCGTAGGCTTAGTAATCCTTCTGGTTGGTACAATCGTTTGCGGATTACTTAATTTAAATCCCTTAGAGGGTATAGCTGTAATGTCGGCTGGATTACCAATTATTGCTAGTATGAAATCTTCTACAGAATTAGGCGAAGAAAAACGCGCAATATGGGAGAAGGCAAAAGCAATTATAGTAACGGCTAAAGAATCCGAAACTCGTGCAATGACTGAGGAACAAACCACCGAATACGATGGATATTTAACACGTATGGGCGAGATTGATCTTCAAATAAAACGAGCTAAAGAGCACGAAAGACTTGTGGCCGAAGAAGTTGGAAAAACTTTTGATAGAAAAAAAGCCAACGAAAGAAACCAAAACCCTGAATTGAAAAGCTATAATATGATGTCGGCTATTCGTTCAGCCGTTTTAGGAAAACCACTCGAAGGAGTTGAAAAAGATATGCACGAAGAAGCAGAACGTGAAATGCGTGCAATCGGGCAAGAAGTTCAAGGTATTGGAGTTCCTTCTGTTATTATGCAAGGAGCCGAGCAGCGTGCCGATCATGTAGCTGGCACTGATGCTTCCGGTGGGTATGGTGTTCCAACCGAGTTAAAAGGTTTTATCGAGCCATTAAAAGCTAAAATGGTATTGGCTGGTTTAGGGGCTCAGTATTTAACTGGCTTAACTGGCAATGTCGATATTCCTGCAGGTGGAGCTACTTCTGTAGCATGGGAAGGTGAAACTGATGCCGGAGCCGAAACGCTTTCAACTCATTCAAAATTATCATTAACGCCTAATCGCTTAGGGGCTTATGCTGATTTCTCCAAGCAATTGTTGATCCAATCTTCAATTGGAGTGCAAAGTTTTGTTCAAAACGAAATTTTATCACGAATCGCTTTAGCGGTTGAAGCAGCTGGTATTAATGGTGCAGGTGCATCTAATGTGCCCGAAGGTATTTTACAAACTACGGGTATCGGTGCTGTAGCAGGAGGCACAAATGGTGCTGCTCCTACATGGGCTGATATTATTAATCTCGAAAGAGAAGTAGCCATAGATAACGCTGATATGGGTAGCCTTGGTTATTTAACCAACCCACAAGTAAAAGCGAAATTAAAAGCGACTGCTTTAGATAGTGGTTCAGGATTATTTGTATGGCCTCAGTCTGCAAACGACCTTAATGGATTTAAAGCGGCTGTTACCACTCAGGTGCCTAGCACTTTAACAAAAGGCAATTCTGATGTTTGTTCAGCTATTATATTCGGAAACTTTGCCGATTTATTGATCGGTCAATGGGGCGGAATGGATATCGTTGTTGATCCTTATACACAAGCCACAAGCGGCTTAGTTCGCTTAGTAATTAACTCATGGTGGGATGTATTGGTGAAACGTGCAGCAAGTTTCGCAGCAATGCAAGATGCTTTAACAGCATAAAAAATCTCATAATTAAATACTTAAAACCTCCCGACCCCTTATGTGCTAAGGGAGGTTTTTTTAAACGCCTTAAACATTAATCAATAATTAATACAATGGCTAATAAAAAAACAAAAGTGGAGTGGATTAAAAGCCATCCAAAGTATGCTTATTCTGTAGGTAGTAAATGCGAACTATCCGAAGATAGAGCAAAAGAACTGATTAAAAGTAAGCATGTAAAACTCGCTAAAGGAGAAAAAGAAATTAAAGATCCTGTTTGTGATCTTCCCGAAGATTTACCAGCACGCGATATACTCATCGCTAAAGGCTGTAAAACTATGGTAGATGTAAGATCGATTACCGATTTCACTGAAATCAGCGGAATTGGCAAAAGCACAAACGATCAAATACTCGCGTATTTGGAAGCAAACCAAGGTGAATAAAAAACAATGCTCCGCTTAGGCGGAATATTCATTAGCACATTAGCAAATTAACGAATTATCAAATTAATATAATGAGCAAAATAACATATAAGCGACCAACAGCACCAACAACCGAGCCCGTTACCATTGAATTGGCACGCTCGCAAGTTGGATTAACTGCAGGCGATACAAGTATGGACACCCTGCTTAATTCTTTAATTAAAGCCGCTCGCGAGTATGTCGAAAAATATACCAATCGCTCATTAATTAATGCCACCTGGACAGCCTATTTAGATGAATTCCCATCATGGGTAATCGATTTATATAAGCTGCCGATTTCGGCCATTGCTTCCGTAAAATATTACGATAGCGATAATGAGCTTACAGCGCTTGTTGTGGATACTGATTATATAGTAGATACTATTAGCGAACCCGCACGCATTGAGCCAGCTTATAATTATTCCTGGCCTGATACTTACAGTCGCCCGAATGCCGTACAAATTGAATTTACTGCAGGTTATGGAGCAGCGGCCACCGATGTACCAAGTACTATACAAGCGGCCATGTTGATGTTTATTGCACATATGGAAGCTAATCGCGGCGATGAAGGTTTCCGCACATTACCAAAAACCATCGAATTTTTATTAAAAGATTACCGATTACAAATAATATAACCCCCCTTAATCCCCCCCAAAGGGGGGACAGGGGATTTAAATAAATATAAACTAAAGTCACCCTTCGGGGGACGGATTCGCCGCAAGGCGAACAGGGGGTAATAATTATGGCAATAAAAAGCCCATATCCAAACATAGGCGAATTAAATCGCCCCATCCATATACAAAGCTTTACGAATAGTAAAAGCTCTAAATCGGGTGCTGAAACTAAGGCATGGGTAACATTATATACGCTTAATGCAAAAGTAGAATATGCCGGAGGTAGCGAACCCGATCAAGGCGGATCTATACTAACAAAACAAAACGCAAAATTTACAGCACGCTGGGCCAGCGGAATAGATGAGAGCATGCGGATCGTATTTAACAATCAAAACTACGATATCAAAGTAATTGAAGTTATAGGCCGAAACAGATTTTTAAAATTCAATACACAACTAACAAAATAAAAAAAACTGCACCCCGAGCGGAGTCGAGGGATAAAGTGAATAAAAAAAATAATACATAGCCTCACCTCTCGACTCCGCTCGAGGACCGGCTAAACAAAACAAAATAAAATGCCATTACGAATAGACTTAAGCGGCGATAAAGAATTAATAAAAATTCTCGAACAGTTACCTAAAAAGGTAAAGAAGCCGCTATTGGTTAAAGCTTTTCGTAAAGCAGCAAAACCTTTGATAGCCGAAATGAAAAGTCGTGCACCGGTAGGCAGTAAAAAAGCATTTTTAACATCCCATAATGATTTTAAAAAAGGGGCTCGTTCTACTAAATTAGTAAAACATAAAAAGGGAGAATTAAAACGCTCAATCGGTGTAATTATAGGTAAAGGACCGATCGCTGCAGTTTACGTTGGTACTCGCTACGGAGGTGCAAAAGCAAACGACGGATGGTATGCTCACTTTGTTGAGTTTGGTACCGTAAAGCAAAAGGCTCAACCATTTATACGCCCTGCATGGCAACGGATGAAAGGACGAGTACAAGATTCTATTTCATACACAATAATGGGCGAAATCAGGAAATTAATTGTTAAACACGCAAAAGCAATCTAATGAGTGCATCGGTTATATATGGAATTTTAAAGAATGTAACAGCCGTTACCGACTTGGTAAGTACGCGGATTTATCCTGGTAAGGCGGAGCAATTCGATGTCGTTCCTTTTATAGTGTTTTTTAAAGTAGGTACTGATCCTAGCGATACAAAAAATGGCGTAAGCACTTTAGATGTTATACGTGTTCAGCTATCGCTTTACGGAAGCGATTACGATGCCCTCGAAACCTTAGCCGGATTGGTTCGCACAAATTTAGATCGCTATAGCGGAACCGTAGGAAGCACCGAAGTACAAAGCATTCGTTTTTTGAATGAGCATGAAGGCCCAGAAGATCCCGACACTGATCACCATCATTTTATACAAGAATATTCATTAAGAATTAAAAGATAAACGCCATGAAAAAACTACTATTTGATAAAGATTGGGAACACTTTCCGGGGCATATTATTAAGGTAGGCCAGTTGGCCGAAGTAGCAAACCGTAAAGCAAACGAGCTGATCGAAAACGGCACCGCTCGCGAAGTAATCGAGCTTGAATTACCAGCCGATTTCCCAGGGCGAAAGCATTTAATTACTGCAGGCTTTAATAGCCTCGAAAAAGTAAGTGCTATTAAAGACTTCGACGAAATAGAAGGAATCGGCGAAATCACTGAAAAGAAAATTATTGAATATTTATTAAAATAAAAACCCGCATAAAAACGGGTTCCTGTGGAGAAGGAAAGCAATTGAATACAAACCATAAAAAAATTATACAATGGCAACTGCAGGTAAAGTAAACGGAACGATCGTTAAAATTCAAATTAGCAATGTAGCTATCGAAGAACAAATCGAAGCTGCAATCAATTTTTCACGCGAATTAATTGAATTTATGAATAAAGATTCAGGAGGCTATCCCGATTTTGAATACGGCAAAGCTAGCTGGGATATGAGCGGAAAAGCTCACTTAACATTTGATGCAACTACAGGCTACGACACTTTGGTAGCGGCTTTAATGGCTAAAACCAAGTTGACAGTAACCTTTACCACCGATGTAAGTGGCGATTTTGAGTTTTCAGGAACCATGCTGATCGAAAGTTTAGGTATGAGCACAGGTACAGAAGATGGTATAGAATTCGATTACTCATTTAAAGGATCGGGTGCACCAACTAAAGCCATTATAGAGGCATAAACGACCCTTCTCCACTCCTCCCCTGGCTGCCCTAATCAGGTAAATAGCTGGGGTTGGATTGGCGATTTAATAAGCTGATCCCCGAGCGGAGTCGAGGGGGAATCGAGGGGTGAAACAATCGGACATTGAGCTTATCGAAATGCCCGATTAATTAAAAATAATACAATAACGACACTTCGATAAACTCAGTGTCCATTAAAAACAGGAGAAGAAAAAATGAAAAACGAACAATTTAAAATCAAAGGCAAAAATCACCCGGCTAAATTCGACATGGCAGTGATCAATAAATTTTGCATCGATCAAGGTTTAGAATCATTTACTGATTTCATGCTTTGGTATGCTAGTGTTGATTGGAAAAAAATGCCGGCCGTTGATATCGAAAAACTGATCGCAATTTTTAAACTTGGTTTTGAGCGATGTATCGAGGATGAATTACCATTTGCCGAAGATGATATTATCGAAGTTTTGTTTTTTGAGGAAGGTGTAAAACTGATTAGATATTTCAGTAGTAGCTTGGAAATAATGGGAAAGCAGATGGCCCTAACGATGAACAAAAAGCCATCGAAGAAAGCGGGCCACCCGAAAGCTTAACATTTGATAGGCTAATGCAAATTGCTTTCGGGCAAATGCAAATGTCGCCCGACGAATTTTGGAATAGTACGCCGCGTGAGTTCTTTAACAGATTAAACGGTTTTATCGAATTGCGAAATCAAACGAGCGAAGCGCAATTTTTGCAAACCCAATTATTGATGTATAGCGAATTAATGAATAATCCGTACATCGAAAAACGCGACAAACCAAAATCGTTCGACGACTATTTAAAAAGCTTTAAAAGTGATAAAAAAACGGAGAAAGCAAATGAAGTAACCATCAAAACAAAAGAGCAATTATTTCAGTTCATGGGCATAAAAGACGGATAAAATGGGAGTAGCAAAAACACAACATAACATGACTGTAGCGTTTAGAGGAAATACCAAGTCCTTTGATCGTGAAATGAAACGCTCCCAAAAGACTACAAAAGCTTTTGCAGGGCAAATTAAAAAATTTGGTGGCATGATAGCCGGAGCTTTTGCCATTGGTGCGATAACTCGTTACGGATCTGCCTCGTTAAAAGCTTTCGATGTTCAGGATAAAGCCGAAGCCAGTTTATTAACGGCTTTAAAAGGTCGTGAGGGTGCACAAAAAAGACTGATCACACAAGCCCAGGCATTACAAAAAATTACCTTATTTGGCGATGAAGAAACCATACGTGCACAAGCCTTAATTGGGGCTTTTGTAAAAGAAGAAAGCCAAATAAAAGCTATCATCCCATTGGTTCAGGATTTAGCAACCGCAAAAAAAATGGACCTTGCCGGAGCGGCCGATTTAGTTTCTAAAACATTAGGAAGCACAACCAATGCCCTGGCTCGTTATGGTATTGAAGTAACGGGAGCCGTGGGTAGTAACGAGCGATTGGCTTCTTTATCTAAAGGTTTATCATCGGCATTCGAAGGGCAAGCCCAGGCAGCGGCTTTGGCAGGCACCGGCGGACTAACTCAGCTCTCAAATATTTGGGGCGATATGCGCGAACGTGCCGGTAAAGTATTATACGAAGGTATTCGCCCAATGATCGAAGGGTTTAAGGAATTAATGAGCCCTACAAAATCGGTATCGCAAGGACTACATGATCAGCAACGCGAAGCTAATTTATTAGCCACTCAGCTTAATAATACCAATTTAAGCGAAGCCGATCGTTTAAAAATACTTAATCAATTAAAAGATTTGGCTCCCGATATTGTTAAAGGTTTAAATGCCGAGAATATTGAAGTTGGTAAACTCAAAGAAAATCTACGAAAGTATAATGCCGAGCTCGTTAAAAAAATAGCTATCCAGGAGAGCGAAGAAGTGGTGGCCGGTCAGCGCGAAAAATTAGGACATCAAATCGCTAAACGTATTCAGGATGAAAATAATTTAAGTAAGCAGTTATTTAAAATCCATGAGAAAATTGCAGCCGTCGACCAGGAAGCGGCTAATCGTATAAACGATATTCTCTTATCTAAAATGGATGTTTTAGAAAAAGAGAAGGAAATTAATAAGGTAGTTGGCGAAATAAATAAACGCGATCAGGCTCATTATGCTTCTACCAATATGGCGGCTTTACTATCATCAAGAATAGTAAAAGCAAAAGCAAAAGAATTAGGATTACAAACCGAACTTGAAACAAAAATCGGCGAATACGAAGATACTTATAAACGTATTTTTAACCTTACGCCCGATGCTGAATTATTAACAAAACAGCAACGCGATCAAATTGATAATTACAACAAACTTACTCAATCATCGCTCGATTACTCAAAAGCATTAACTAAAGAACAGCAAAAAAAACTTGATGATGCTGATGCAGTAAACGAGCAAACTATAAATGTAACAGCCCTCGAAACCAAGCTAAACGATTTACGTGCCGAACGCGATTTATTAGCCGAAGCAGCTTCCGAAAATATAGAGTTAATTCCAGCAAGCGAATTAACAAAAATTAAAAATCTTACTGCCGAAATCACCAAGCTCGAAGGACAATTAAACTCGATTAATGGCGGCGGACTGAAAAGAAATCAAAGCGCTCCTACTTCTGCGTCCATGATAAAAACCGGGGGTGTTGATGTCAATGCCGGTAAAAAGAATAGCATGGCTTCAAATATGGGTATTGGAGGAATGGGGAATATGATTAATGGCGGTAGCTTACAAATAGTTACAACCAATGCACTGGCAGCACAAGCGGCCATGACAAGTTTTGGTGAAACCTCATTACAAGTATCATCTATGTTTCAAGAAGGAATGCTTGGTATGGGTTTAAGTATGGCTGATGGTTTAGTGGATGTGTTTACGGGCATGACTTCAATGGAAGATTTTTTGGGTGGGATGATATCAAAAATTGCTGACTTTATGGGAAATATGGGTAAGCAATTAATTATTACATCAAAAGCCGCCATAGCATTTAAAGCTTTATTAGGTAATCCTTTTGCTGGTTTGGGTGCAGGTATAGCTTTGTATGCTGCGTCAAAGATATTTAAGGCAATCGTTAAAAAAGGCCCAAGCATGGCAGCAGGCGGTGTAGTTCCTAAAGGATATCGTGGCGATAAATACCCCGCTAATTTAGACAGCGACGAAATTATAATGCCACCTAAAAAACTCGAAACCTTTTTAAATAGCTTCATGCAAAAAATGAATCCGGCCAATGCAATGGCAAATATGGCCATGGCTTCGCCCGGTCCTGGAACGATGAACTTTAAACCTATTCCAATTCATATTATGATTGATGGTGAGTTAAAAGCCAAAGGCGATGATTTAGTTAAAACATATAATAAAGTCATGCTTATACAGGGTCGAGTAACAGGATAAACCCCCCTTAATCCCCCCGAAGGGGGGAGATAGGGATTAATATAAATATAAACAAAACTCGCTGAACACTGAGTTCATCGAAGTGAAGGCGAAAAAGGAAAAATTAAATAATTACAAACTAAACATTCTCCCCTTTGGGGAGATCCCGGCGAAGTCGGGAGAGGGGTGATAAAATGGGAGTACGCTATTCAGCCATATGGAAATCAATGAAAGAGGTCGATTATAAAATCGATATACTCGATACGGACTATAGCAGTACGGCATCGGATTTCGATATTGATTTCGACGGCTTTACACTTAATTACGAAGGTGATCCGGCCAATCGTACAAATCCTATTTTAGCTTCGAAATGTACCGTAACATTGGGTTGTAATAATACCGCCGCCGAAACCCTGATAAGTGATATTGCCAATGCCGATGAGCAACAATTCGTTTTAAAGATTTACAAAAAAGTATCGGGTAATTGGAAACTCGATTGGCTGGGATATATTCTTACCGATTTAATTTCGTATCCCGATGCGGCTTTCCCATATAAAGTAATACTTACCGCTACTGACAGTCTCGGGCGATTGGCAAACATCGACTATAAAAACGGGGCTAGCTGGTATACCGGACAGGAAACTTTTTTAGAGCATTTATTTAATCTACTAAATAAAACAGGCTTACAAACGTATTTCGAAATTGATAATGAATTAGTTACTAATGGCACGCTTACTACCGATACGGATTGGATTAAAGGTCCTGGTTGGACAATAGCTTCGGGAGTGGGAGCTGTTTCAGTAGCTGGTTATTTAGGTATTTTATATCAAGTTATTGCTATAGAAAAAGGTAAAAAATATGAGGTAACTTATACTATCACTTCTATAAGCTCAGGATCTATACAAGTTTTATGTGGTTACGGTGGTTTTGGAACGGATAGAAGCACAAGTGGAACATTTACCGAAGAAATTATATGTGATGGAGATGATAGATTATATTTTATATCAGATGAAAATACAGCAGCTACTATCGATAATATTTCTGTAAAACCTATAGCTGACGAATATTTAATAAGCTGTGTGCAATGGTTCGAAGATTATATGGGTGTAAGCTCTCCGTTTACGAGTAATCCTTTAACATTGGCCGCCGTAAATCACGAAGCATATATAAAAATTAAGAGCGACGACAGTCTCGAAGCGATGAATTGTCTCGAAGTATTAAAAAGTATTTGCACCCAATGGGATGCACAATTGATGCAGTCCGAAGGGAGTTGGCGATTTATTCAAAGCAATCAAAAACGGAATACCACTTTAATAACAAATTCTTATAAAACCGATGCTGTGGCACATACCACCGATTCGGCTGCCGATATAAAAGTATCAAGCTTTAATCGTACCGATGGAATTATTAATTTCTTACCCATATTAGCCAATATAAGTAGCTTATATAAATATCGGATAGGTTCTAACCCGTATCCCGATGCCTACGAAGATGGCGATACCATTCCGGGCGGTTCAGGTTTAGATTTAGAAATTACTTTAGATATAGACGAAGCTACACCACACTATTATGACGATTCGTATGTATCGGCTTACGATTTAACCATTAAAATTGGTAGTTACTATTATGGCGATTCTCAAACATGGTCGACCACCGCACAAACCTATACATTAACAGGCGGTCCGTGTGCAAATTTTAGAGAAAATAAAGAGCTTACAATGATTGCTTATAATATTCCAATAACGGGAGTAATGGATTTTAGTATCGCGCTTTCATCAACAGCCTATGTACCTGCGGCTTTTTCGTTTACCCTTAACTCCGAAGTATTTCAAATGGTATATCCCGATAATCCTGATACTGCCATCATGGAGCAAACCACCGAATTAGATAATGATACCAATACCAATGCGGGTACACATAAATCATTGTCAGAAGTATTTCAGGGCGATGGTCCCGAATTGTTTTCGGTAGGAGCAATTAAAGTATCCAATGGTACATATTGGACGAACTCTTACTTATGGAAAATACAAGCCACGGGTACGGCTCAGCAAATTGATGATTTATTATTAGAGGAAGTCATGGCCGGACAAAAATCGGCGGTAAAATGCTGGTCGGGTATTATTAATGGAGTAGGAATTTACGCACATAACGCCTTGGTAATGGATAGCGATAAATATATTTTTAGTACGGGATCATTCAATGCAAATCGCAATCAATGGACCGCCACCTGGATAAAAGCACAATATGAATAAAACTGAACCCCGAGCGGAGTCGAGGGGCAAACAGGTGGTAAAGTAAATACTAACTTAAAACAAACATAAAATGAAAACAAAAATTTTAATCATCGCAATTATAGGCTTATTCCTGGCTACGCCACAAGCCTATGCACAACGCTCGGTAAATGCCAATCGGGTAACCACCGTTTTAGATAGCTTCGATTTGAGCGATATCGCAGGAAGCGATACTACTTTTTACGTACAGATCCCTAACTATGATTTAACCCTTATCGCGGATTGGACCAGCTTAACAGGTGCCGGAACTTTAGAATATAAATTTCACGACCTAAGCGGGCAAACATCCTTATTTGAATATGATACTTCCGATCCTGTAGATATTGCACTCAGCGGCACCGATAAGGATGCCCAGGTACTCGAAAAGCCCGGATTCAAATATCTGTATTTAGTGATTACCAAAAGCACGATCACAGCCGGTACATTAACGGTAACAGCTCACCCAAATTAAAAGGAGGTTTAAGATGAAAAAGATATTATTAATATTACTATTCGCTTTTTTGTGGTCGCTGAGCGAAGTCGAAGCGCAAACCACTGAACGTAAAAATTCAATTACAACAGAACGTACAGCTCGCCAAGCGACTGATGCAAACCTCTCGGCTCGTATAGCTGCCGACAGTACAAACTTAGCCGATAAATATGATTTTAACGGGTTTTTTCAAGGCTTAAGCTGGAATAGCTCAACCGATGTATATGCTCGTTTAGGATCATTGGTAGACATAGCCACCTCACAAAGTGCAGGCAACGACTATTTGCCTATTCAAAGCGATATGCGCAGATGCTTGCTTAATGACGATGGCACGGTTAACTATTATATTGATTTAGATAATTCACTTAATAAAGATGGCACAAGCATAACAGTAACCGACACCACCGATGGAACCACCGCCTATAAATTAATTGATTCAGGCGCCGATTTTGTTACTGATGGAATAGTAGCAGGGCAATACATAAAAAATGTAACCGACACCACTTATTCAATAATAACAGCTATTGACGATTTAAACACGCTTTCGCTCGAAAGAGATATTATAATAAGCGGCGAAGTTTACGAAATTGGCACCGCAAATTTTGGGGGATCTGATGGGCAAGTGATGGTTGAAATTCCAAAATTTTATTATAAACACACTTTAGTTACAACTTTAAACAGTTGGTATATTTCAAAATACGACTTACCAGGCTTTGAGCTTCACCCTGCTTTTTGGAAGGATGGGCAAGAAGTTAATTATAGATATATAGGAGCATTCGAAGGTGGTATGTACGATGCCTCAACATCTGCCATGTGTGCAAAGGCAAGTATTCCAACTTCAATTTACACTACGGGCGATAAAATGACATCCGTTGCAGGCACCTGGGCGAAAACTTACGAAACAAGGGTAGAATATCGAACAATGTCGGCCGAACGTGGTACAGGATGGCGACAATTAGATTACTATTTACATTCAGCCATACAACTACTTTATTTGGTTGAGTATGCCGATTTTAATAGCCAAAGTATGATAGGAGCGGGTAGAACTGATTTAAGCGGTGGCGGTTGGACGGCCGATAGTTATATAGGCTTAACGGGCTTATCGGTGGCAGATGCTAATAGTAGTAATTCCGTAAGTAACGGCACAACTTTAGGTTATTTAACCGATTATATGACTTACCGAGGCATTGAAAACCTTTACGGTAATGTATGGAAAATGGCCGATGGTATTACCTGGGATGGCCGATGGACTGGCACCGAAGCCGCTCAGCCTATTTATGTAACGAATAATTCCGATTATTTTGCAGACGAAACAAGCGTAAATATGAAACATATTTGTGATGCTACTTATATAGGTGTAAGCTCAGATTATGCGGCTAACATTGAAAATGTAGTCGGCTTTATTCCTTCCACAGTAGGGGCAAGCTCAACAACAAAACTAACAGATTATTACTATCAATATTCAGAAGTGGGCCGTGATTATTGGCGGGTTTTTCGGGTCGGCGGTTATGTGGATGGCGGTGGCTCGGCTGGCGCTTTTTCGGTTGATGCGAGGTACGCTTGGTCGTATGCCAGTGCGAGGATTGGCGGTCGGCTTTGCTTTTAATTTATAACGTGTATAAATAAAAATATAATGTGGTTTTTAGTTTTTACCAGGCGGGTTTTTCTAGTCGGCAGTAATGCGAATAACAGTGGCAAAGCTGGCGCTTTTACGGTTAATGCGAATAACACTTGGTCGAATGCCAATGCGAATATTGGCAGTCAGCTATGCTTAATAAAAAATAGTTTTTTCAAAACTAAAAACCTTGCCACTTGGCAAAAAATAAAGAAATGCCTCATTCAGTTTAGTAGGTTAATTCTCGGAAAATTGGAGGTGAAATAAGCAAACATGAAAAGACACGGTTATTTATACGAAAAAGTGTACGATTTAGCAAATATCGAACTAGCGCATAAAAATGCGCGAAAAGGAAAAAAGCATTATACCGAAGTGAAAATGATTGATGAAAACCCTGAAAAATACTTTGAAAAAATTCAGGAGATGCTTAAAAATAAAACGTACAAAAATTCTGAATATAAAATAATGACAAGAACAACCGACAACGGAAAAGTCAGGGAAATATATAAACTCCCTTATTTTCCTGATCGAATTATTCATCATGCAATAATACAGGTTGTTGAGCCTATTTGGTTTAAATCATTAATTAGAGATACGTATTCAGCAATAAAAGGACGCGGCATTCACGATGGTGTTAAACGAATAAAAAAGGCATTAAAAGACACAGAAAATACAAAATACTGTCTTAAAATGGATGTAAAAAAATACTACCCATCTATTGATAATAAAATTTTACAACAAATAATTTCAAAACAAATTAAAGATAAAAATCTTTTATGGCTACTTGACGAAATTATTTTCAGTACAAAAGGAATCCCGATAGGTAATTATTTAAGTCAATATTTCGGCAATTTATATTTATCAAAGCTCGATCATAATTGTAAAGAAAAAGTTAAATATTATTTCCGCTATTGCGATGATATTGTCATTTTACATTCAAGTAAAAAATATTTGCACGAGCTAAAAAATGAAATTAGCACCTATCTAAAAGATAATTTAAAATTGAAATTAAAAGAAAATTGGCAAGTGTTCCCAGTCGAAAAACGGGGCATTGATTTTTTGGGTTATCGGTTTTTTCCTAATTATATTTTATTGCGTAAATCAATAAAACAAAAATTTATAAAATCTGTAAAGCGAATAATTAAAAGTCATCAAAAAATTAAATGGACTGAAATCATAAATAGCCTTATGAGTTATTACGGTTGGTTTAAATATGCTAATTGTAAAAATTTACAAAATAAATATTTCGATCCTGAAATTTGTTGGATTGTAAAACATACGTGTAAAGATCAAAATATTAACAATCCATTAAAAAAAGTAGCGTGAAGAAATTTTCTGATTTTTCAAAAGAAAGCGTTTTAGATGGCGATAAAATAAAGATTGATGATATAGTTAACGAAGAAATTGAACTACTAGCTTTTAACATTAAGGAAAGCAAGTACAAAGAAAAAAATTATTTGACTATTCAAATTAAACGAAACGATAAAAAATATGTGGCATTCACCGGTAGCGAAGTTTTAATAGATCAAGTAAAAAAATATGAATCTGAACTCCCTTTTAAAACCACAATTCGAAAGATAAATAAATATTACTCATTAACATAAATCGAAAATGAAATATAAACTAAGACCCTCAGACAGCAGTAAACCGCAAAAAATAGTAGACTATTTACAAGGCGGCATTTTAATTCGTTTCAACGAAACCAAAGTACAAAAAGAAGAAAACACCTCTTATCATTGTACTGAATTTTGGTTCGAATCCACCGCCACCATTCAACAAATAGAAGCCACCACCAAAGAAAATAATTTTGTATTAACCGATGAACATAAAAATTTAATCAAATGACACACCCAATCTTAATTATGTTATCAGGACTTGCAATAATTTTTATTACTGCAGTATGGAACGCCTACGTTGTTTTATGGGGCACCACTTCCCTACCCGTTTGGCGCGATCTCTTTTCGCGGATATGGCATAAAGATGGTTTAATACTCCGGGCCATGATCGGCATTGTATTGGGCTTGGTTATGTGGATAAATCATTTCAGTGTTTTATCCTGGGTGTTTTGGGGCTTAACATTCCTAAACTTCTCATGGACCATCTACGACTTAACCATTAACTACATCCGAAATTATTACCACGACAAAATGAATAGGCTCATTATCGGTATTTGGCATATCGATAATAAAGGTATTAATGCCTGGTTTATTGATCATCTTAGCGAGCTTGGTATATGGATCTTTAGAGCTGCTTTAATCTTAACCAATATAATACTTCTATTCTATGTTATCTAAACTCATACAGCTTCAACCGGGAAGGGTTTTTATTTTATCGCTATTGAGCGATATCAGTGTTAATTTTTATGGCTGGTTTAGTCAGAATAATATTAATTTCTGTATTCAAATAATCTTTGCCATCCTGGGAAGTGTATCGAGTTATTTTATTATTCAAAACTACCGCAAAAAAAATCGTTCAATCGAATTAGATAATGAACTGAAAGAAATCGAAATAGAAACCAAAAAAAATAATAGACATGAATAAAACTTATTTTACAGACACCGACGGAAATCCTTCATCAAAACGATTAGGAGCCTTTATAGTATTAATAACAGCTTTATTGATCGTTATTTTTGGAATGATAAAAGATAAGGATATTTTAGATTTAATCATGCTTTGGGGTGCAATGACAGGTACAGCTTTAGCACTTTGGGGAATGAGTAAAGCAGGCGAAAATAAAGCCAGGCAAATTGAGAAGGGGGGCGCGTGATGAAAATTGTGCTCCACTGTTCAGATTCTAGTTTCGGAAATGCTGCATTGATTACAAGGTGGCATTCACTACCAAAGCCCCAAGGCCGCGGATGGTCAAATATTGGGTATCATTACGTAATATTAAATGGTCAATTAGCTTCAAAATTATTCAATAAAAATTTTGATGGACATTTAGAAACGGGCCGCCCTTTGAACGACGATGGAATTATTTCGAGCAACGAATTAGGAGCTCATGCTCGTGGTTATAATAATTTTGTAGGTATTTGTTTGATTGGTTTATCGGGCCACTTCTCGCAAAATCAATTAAAAAAACTATTCGAATTAATTAACTTATTAAAAGAGCAGTTTAAAATTACTGAAATTGTTCAGCATTCAGACCTGGATCGCAAAAAACCTTATTGCGCCGGGATAGATCCTTTAACTATTATGGAATTAAATTGTTTAATAAAATATTAGCTATGAAAAAAATCATATTATTCATTTTTATTATACTATTAATGATATCGTGTAGTGTAAGTAAAAAAACAACTTCTAATAAAGTTGAAACAATCAAAACAGTTAAGAGCGATAATACAGTTAATGAAAGATCTTCGTTTACGGAAATGATTACCCATACTAAAAAAACAGTATCCCGACCTGATAAAGCTGCAATCAAAGCAAAAGTTAAGGTTGATAAAAAAGGGAATATCTCTTTAAGTATTATTGATTATAAAGCGGGTAAAGACATAAAACCAAGCATTCAAATTATTGATAACGAAATACTTTTTAATTCTGAAATTGATAGTGTGGCAGTTTTTGAGACAATAAAACGTAGAATTGATACAACACAATACGAAGCAATTCAAAAAATAGATATTAACGAGAAGAAAAATACAGAATCGGAGGTTAATAAAGAAACAAGTTTTACTTTAGGACCTAAAATTACTCTCACTGCAGGAGGAATAATTGTATTAATTATCCTAGTATTGCTTTATCTTATCAAGAAAAAAGGCTTATTCAAAAAGAAGTAATTGCGATACCAATGCGCTACCCCTCACTATATATCACTCATTTCATGTAAGTTGATTAGCCTCGGGCGAATCACACAACACCGAAGCCCCTTAATAAATTTTAAGGGGCTTTTTCTTTGTATTACTACGATGTAGAGCGTTTCGACCACCACCCTTAATATACTTTAACACCATACAACTCAACAGTAAGACCTAATATCCAATGTATTTTAATTATTACCTGCCCTTCATTAAAGAAGATATCATAGGAATAATTATAATTCCATCCTGATTTTGTTTTTAATTGATGATACTTAGTTGATATTGTTAGAAATTCAGAATCAGACTCTTTAATGGTATAATCAAATTTCATTAAATGCCTAGCAAACTGCTTAAAGTTTACACTATCACTATCATTAGTATAAACAATGATAACATTAGCCTTTTTAAAGGGCTGAATACTTTCCTGAGCTGACAAACTTAAACCTGCAGCGATTAATAAAATAGTTAAAATTTGTCTTGTCATTTTTTTACAATTTTTTACCATAAACGGATATTTTTAAAACAGCTCCATAAGTTCCTTCGAAAAATGGTTTTTCAATTAACTCAGCATCAATAAAACACCGATTATTAATTTTATCAAATATTTCTTTATTAGATCCAGAAGGAAAATAACCAATCGTAAAGCCATTGAATCTTTTAATTATAACGGCATACGAATCGTATGGATTATCTAATTCAGGGATCAGCATTAAATGCTCGCCTATTTTAGCATCTTTAATAATCAATTGCCTTTCGGTTTGTGTATCTTCATTAAAATGAGATACGCCAGCTGCTTTAATATTAAATTCTTTTTTACTGATAGGAAATTTTTCAAAATCAAAACATTCTAAATAGTTTTGTTTGTTTTCGTTAATAGCATCATTTGACATACTTGGTGTTTTAAAGGTTAATAAATGGCGGGGAGCTACTTATAGTCTTTATCGATTATATGCTGTAAAAATTTAATCTGATCCTTTAATTGTGTATTCTCTGATTTTAGTTGCTCGTGTAAATTGCCATACTCCGTATGTGGCTCACTGGCTGCACTTAAAGCGGGCTTTTCGTCACCATCCTGAAAGAAGTGTACCATAGGAACCTCAAAATGTTTAGCAATTTTTTCTAGGTTTTTAATACTTATTGCCGTTTTCCCATTCATCATATCCGAAACAGACTGTCTTGTTAACCCAATAGCATTTGCAAGCTTAGAATTTGTCGTACCTCGCTTATCAATTAACATCTTTATTTTCAGTATGATACGTTTCATATGTAATTATTTACGGATTATTAT